TTTGCGTTTACGGAAAAAACCGGACGATAGCATGAAGCAGCGCAGCGACAAGAACAGCACGACGGCGGCTGTCGAGGGCTTTCAGGGCGCGGTGGAGTCTGTGCCTTTGCCTGACGGCGTGATTCTTCGCAGCGACGAAGAGATGGTGATCTGGGAGCAGTTCACCCGCGCCCGCGCACGCGAGGACTGGCGGGATATGGACCTGCTTCTGCTCGCGAAGGTCGTGCGAATGGAGGCGGACATTCGGAAGCATCAGGAGATGCTCGACCGAACCGGCGTTCTGGTGAAGAACAAGCGCGAGACGCCTATTCCGAATCCGCTTCTGAGCGTGATTGATACACTGGAGCGTCGGCAGCTTGCGGTGATCCGGTCGATGTCCCTGAACCAGACGGCGAGCGACCCGCGCACCATCAACGCGACCGGGAAAGAGGTGGGCAAGAACCGGGACGTTCTGGGGATGCTCGCCTCTACCGATCTGATTGCGATGCCGTCGAGGTCCCAGTGACACGCGGCGAGAGGGTGTGCGCTTTCGTCGAGAAGCTGTGTCCGGTGCCTGAAGGCAAGCTGGTCGGGCAGCCCATGAAGCTGATGGACTTTCAGCGGAGATTCATCCTCGACATCTACGACAACCCGAAGGGGACCAGCCGGGCTTATCTCTCTGTCGCGCGGAAGAACGGGAAGTCGGCTCTGATCGCTGGCATCCTGCTCGCTCACATCGTCGGACCCGAGGCGCGGCAGAACAGCCAGATCATCAGCGGCGCGCGAAGCCGGGACCAGGCGGCTCTGGTGTTCAAGTTGGCCGAGAAGATGGTGCGCCTGTCGCCTGTGCTGCCGAAGGTCATCAAGGTGGTGCCGTCTCAGAAGTCGCTGATCGGCCTTCCGATGAATGTTGAATATAAGGCGATCTCGGCTGAGGCTGGCACGGCTCACGGTCTTTCCCCGGTGCTGGCTATCCTCGACGAGGTGGGCCAGGTGCGAGGCCCGACCGACGCTTTCGTGGAGGCCATCGAGACAGCGCAGGGCGCGCACGACGATCCTCTGTTGATCGCGATCAGCACGCAGGCGGCGACGGACGGTGATCTGTTCTCGATCTGGCTGGATGACGCGAAGAACGCGAAGGACCCGAGGATCGTCTCGCACGTCTACACCGCCCCCGAGGATTGCGAGGTGCTGGACAGGTCGGCGTGGAAGGCGGCGAACCCGGCGCTGGGGCATTTCCGGTCGATGTCCGACATGGAGGACTTTGCGAAACAGGCATCGCGCCTCCCGGCGAAGGAGGCCAGCTTTCGATGGCTGTATCTGAACCAAAGGGTCGAGGGCACGACGCCATTCCTGAACCGGACCGAGTGGGAAGCCAATGGTGCGGAGCCTGAGATCGAAGCGGGTGCGCTATGCTACGCTGGTCTGGACCTGTCGGCGAGCCGCGACCTGACTGCCTTCGTGATGGTCTTCCCCAGCGAGGACGGATACCACATCGTGCCGCAGTTCTTCCTCCCTGCCGATGGCATCCGCGAGAAGGCGAAGGCCGAGAAGGTGCCTTACGACCTCTGGGCGGATCAGGGGTTCCTGACGCTGATCAACGGCCCGGTGATCGTCCCTGCCATCGTGGCGCGGCATGTGGCCGAGGCTGCGGAGCGATACAACTTGCAGTTGGTGGCCTATGACCGTTGGCGCATCCACGACTTCCAGCGCGAGTTGGACCTGATCGGCGCGACCGTCCCGATGGCCCCGTTCGGTCAAGGCTTTAAGGACATGGCCCCGGCGGTGGACAAGCTGGAGCGGCTGGTGGCCGAGCGGAAGCTGCGGCACGGGGGAAACCCGCTGCTCAACATGTGCGCTGCCAACGCTGTGGTCGAGCGCGACCCGGCGGGCAATAGGAAGCTCACGAAGTCCAAGTCGGTGGGCAAGATCGATGGCCTGGTGGCGCTTGCAATGGCCCTCGGTGCGGAGGCGAGCGACGATGCCCCGCCTGCGGCGTCTCCGTGGGATGATCCAGACTTCCGGCTGGCGATGTAATGTGCCGCGCGAAAAATACTGTGCTAGAAAAATAGGGCTTGCAGAAAAGCTGTGCTGGTGTTTTTGTGTTCGGGCGGATGGAGGTTGCAGCCTCAGACATCCGCCCTAACCAACCGGGATGCACGGTTGATCTGCCGCATGGTGTAGCAGGTGACGTGCGTCCGCAAGTCAAGGATGCAACATCATGGCTATCAAGAAAGCAGAAGCCGGAACCCTTCATATCGATGCCCTCAAGCAGGGTCGGGTGACGCTCAAGCTTATCGGCACGACGCCGTTCTACTTCAACGCGATGAGCGCGAAGGCGAAGCGCTCGCTGCTGATCGGTGGCGGCAAGAAGACCGCAGCCGAGAAGAAAGAACTGAAGCACGACCCCGAGGTCGAGTTTCGGGACAGTGTCTATCGCCTCCCCAGCGGGCCGACGCTTCTTGGATTTCCTGCGCCCGGCGTGAAAGGCGCGATGGCGACTGCGGCGCTGGAAACCCCCGGCGTGACCAAGTCCAGCGTCCAACGCCTGATCTTCCTGCCGGAACAAAAGATCAAGATGTGGGGCAAGCCTATGCTGAAGATGGACGTAGTTCGGTCTGCAGACATGAACAAGACGCCCGACATTCGGACGCGGGCTTTCTTGCCGCGCTGGTGCGCTGAGGTGGACATTGCATTCGTCCAGCCGACGCTGTCGGTTCACTCGATTGTCTCTCTGCTCTCGAACGCCGGGGTGATCGTCGGGATCGGTGACTTTCGGCAGGAGAAGGGTCGCGGGTCTTACGGAACATTCGCAGTCTCTGGTGACGATCTGGGCGATTGGCAGGGCTACTGGGATGAGGTGACGGCAGAGGGCCGTGACGTTCAGCAGGCGGCGCTTGATGATCCTGAATTCGCCGACGACGAGACCATCGAATTGATGGAGCTTCTCGAGGAAGAGCGCGCTCGGCGGGCTGCGTGATGACATTGGCGGAGGCGGCTTCGGTCGCCTCTCGCGGTCAAGGCAAGGCGGTCATGGCTCGGCGGGGCGCGGCTTGGCAGGGCGAGGCGGTCTAGGCAAGGCCGGGTCAGGCTTGGCTTGGCAGGGCAAGGCGGTCGTGTCGTGTTCTGGATTGCTGCGGCAAGTCTAGCGTTCACCATCAACTGAAACGAAAGGATGCAAAATGAGTTTCAAAGCAAAGGATCGGCAGAGGATCATAGACGCCTATCTGGCCGAGACAGGGCGCAACATGTTCGTCGCGCCTGAGTTCGTGGACTGGCTGGCCGGTCAGCCTGACCATGAAATGTATGAGGCATTTTATGGGATGAGCGACACCGAGGCCGCTCGTCAGCACCGGATCGGTCTGGCTCGCAGGATGGCCTCTGGTCTGCGGATCGTGGCGAAGCAGGAGACCGTCGAGGCGAGCGTGGTGCAGATCACGACGCGGGAATATCCGGCGTTCGTCTCGCCTATGGCTGCGCGACGGGCAGGCGGCGGGTATCAGCCGGTGGACCCGTCCGACGTGGATCAGATGGCCGAGTTGCGGCGGCAGGGCGCGTCCGCTCTCCGGGGATGGCTGTCTCGCTATCGTGGCGTGTTCGAGGCCGCTGGCGTTGATCTGTCGGCGATTGAAGAAATCGCGTCGTCTGAGGACGGCAGCGTGGCGCAGACCGCTTGAGCGGTGGCGCTGGTCAAGGGAAGGCGGTTAGGGCGAGGCGAGGCCAGGCATGGCGGGGCTTGGCACGGCGGTCAGGGCGGGGCGGGGAGAGGCGTGGCGGGGCACGGCCAGGCGGTCGGGGCATGGCGTGGCGAGATCAGGCGTGGCATGGCACGGCCAGGCGGTCGGGGCATGGCGTGGCGAGATGAGGCGTGGCATGGCACGGCATGGAACGGTGAGGCGGTCGTGGCTAGGCATGGCGGGACAAGGCCGGGCTAGGCGAGGCGGTCAAGGCAAGGCCGGGCTGGGTCCGGCGTGGCGCGGCGGGGCGGGGCTAGGCGGTCTTGGCTGAAATGTGCAAAGCCTTCACATTCTAGCCCATCTAGGTTATATTCCGCGCAAACCATGCGCGTGGACCTGACCTGATGGGCATCTTCGACCGCCTCCGCAAGCCGGAGGCTCGCAATCTCGAAAACCCCAGCGCGCCCGTTTCAGCGGAGGACTTCCTGCAAGTCATGGGCTGGGGCGGCGGTCTGTCCGAGGCGGGGATCAACGTCACCATCGATGCTGCGCTGGGCGTCCCGGCGATCTGGTCGGCGGTCAACTTCCTCAGCGGCACCCTGGCCGGTCTTCCCCTGCACGTCTACCGGAAGACGAAGGACGGGCGCGAGCGCATCCAGACCGGAAACCTGCCCCGCATCCTGCATGACATCGCTAATGAAGAGATGTCTTCGTTCGAGTGGCGGAAATACCTGTTCGATCAGGTCTTCACCGGCGGGCGTTGCGTGTCCTACATCGAGCGCAACGGCGGCGGTCAGGTGGTCAACATCTGGCCGCTTGATCCTCATCACACGCGGGTGGATCACGTCTATCACGACCGGAAGCTGGTCAAGGTCTACACCTACAAGGGCCAGAAGTATTCCGCCAACGAGGTGATCGACATCACCTTCATGCTCAAGGCCAATGGCCTCGACATCCGTGGCCCGATCATGACGAACAAGGACGCCATCGGGCTTGCCATCGCGGCGACCAAATACGGCTCCAAGGCTTTCCAGTCTGGCGGCATCCCCCCGATGACGCTTCAAGGCCCGTTCCAGTCCGGCGCTGCTGCGGCGCGCGCATCGACCGACGTGGCAAACACCACGCTCAAGCTGGCACGCGAGGGAAAGCCGGTTATGGCGATCCCGATGGGCCACGAGTTGAAGCCGGTCGGGTTCTCCCCGGACAAGATGCAGCTTCTGGAGCTTCAGCGTTTCAGCATCGAGCAGATCGCCCGCATCTACAGCCTGCCCCCGATCTTCCTGCAAGACCTGTCGAAAGGCACCTATTCGAACACGGAACAGCAAGACCTTCACTTCGTGAAACACACGCTCAAGCGGTGGATCGAGCAGTTCGAACACGAACTGAACCTCAAGCTGTTCCCGCGCGGCAGCAAAAACTACGTCGAGTTCAACGTGGACGGTCTCCTGCGGGGCGACTTCAAGACCCGGATGGAGGCGCACGCCACCTCGATCCAGAACGGCATTCGGACGCCCAACGAGGTGCGGGACATCGAGAACCTTGCACCACGTCCCGAGGGCGACCAGCTGATGATCCAGGGCGCGACGGTCCCGATTGGAACGCAAATGGAGCTTCCGCTAGATGCCGGTTCCAACTGACGAGATGGCAGCCGAGGCCGAGCGCGGCTC